TTCAAACTTTCGTTCTCCCGTTACGCGGATTTCGATTGCGGCTAACTTTATGATTCAAGATAATAATATTTTTGAAAAAAAGGAAGGAAAAGAAAATGGAAAAGCCAAAGCCTAAAGTATACATTGCAATGCCGTGTTATGACACGATGAAGGTTGAAACCTGCGTGAGTATATTAAATACTTATGCCGTCTTAGCTAAGGCTGGAATTACTTGTACGTTTAAGTCTGTTAAATCATCACTCGTGACTCATGCGAGGAATCTATTGACTGCTGGATTCATGGCGTCTGAATATGATTATATGTTATGTGTCGATGCGGATATAGAGTTTGAACCGACAGCGGTGCTTAGAATGTTAGTACCTGAAAAAGATATTGTCGTTACGCCTTATAGGTTAAAAGAGAATCCTTTAAAAACTCGATACCCGGTTGAACATGTGGATCCTGAAAATATAAAAATTTTACCGTTTGATTTAGTAGAGTTGAAGTCGGCTCCTGCTGGATTAATGTTGATTAATCGAGCTGTGTTTAAAGTATTGATGGCGAAGTATCCTCAGAAGAAGATTAAATTTGATAAGGAACATCAGGATAAGATGGACGCTGAGGTTGGTCATAAGGGAGCCATTGAGAAGTATATGTATAACTTTTGGGATACTGATTTTAAGGATCATACCTGGAAGGGTGAAGATTTGGCCTTCTGTGAGCTCGCTAGACGTTGTAGTGTGAAGATTTACGCGAACCTAGACTCATGGACCACGCACCACGGATCATGGGGCTTTAGGGGCAAGTTTGGAGATTCATTAATCAAAAAGGAGGATAAATGAGAGAACAAGTGTATAAAACATTAATGTTGAAGTATCAACATGACATGGAAGACGCTCTATTAAAAATAGATATGTTAATATCGTCTCAACAGCCGGTTATTGTAGAACATACAGATATAACAGGCGAGATTGACAAATTGCTGCATAAAGTGGCTGAAGCCAAGGAGAATATGGCAATATTGAGGCAATATTATGGCACAAATTAGACAGGACATTTTCTATAAGAGATTCTGGAGATAATTTAGTGTCATTAAAAAAAAACATGAAAAAAAAGTGTCTTTATGTCCAAAAAGAAAAAAAGATAGCAATACCAATGCTTTTAATCGATTTTAGTGGACATTTTAGTGGACATTTTTTCTCAAACTGGACATTATATAATGTCCATAGTAGGAGTGCCTTCGCGCGCGCGTAAGGCTGCTTAACATCAAGTGATTTATCTGGTAGAACTCTTATATGCCTAAGAAAAGAAGAAAAGCTGTTGCCTCATTTGGAACTCCCGATATACCTTTTCCTAAAGTCCGAGTGGAGTGGATCGATTGTGTGAGTGATTCGGGCTGGGCTACTGATAAAGAGTTTGATCGAATGAAATTTGCAAGACCAATAAATGAAGGTTGGTTATATTCAAAAGATAAAAATTCTATAAAATTATTTGCTTCTTATGATAGGGAAGATGATGGTAGTTTTAGTTTTGGGGATCGGACGATGATTCCTCGTCAGTGGGTTCGGAAGATTCAGAAACTTTAGGAGATTCAATTGCTTCACCTTCAACAGTCTTTGCATTTAAAAGAGGTGCGTAGTCGTCTAATATTTGTTTCATCTTTGCTTCTAATTGCTCTTCTGTCATATCCTCTAATTTACCTGTTTTTATTATTTTTCTGTCTATGTATAACCCTGCTGCCTTTCCTCGATTTGTTTCAGCGTTTACAGCAGAAGAGAAAGAACCTTTTTTCAAAGCCATTTCCTTAATACGTGCCAATTCAGCTACGTGGTTTTCATAATTAACTTCAAACTTTTTAAGTCTTTCTTCCTTGAGTTTACCAATATATGCTGCCACCAGTGGTGATAGTCTAGGATTCATTAGTTCTGATCCTTCTTGTCTAGCCCTCTTTTCAGAGTATCCTGCTAGCTTAGCTGCCTCTCCTTGGGAGACGGGTCCGTCTGGCCCACCGAATACGATGAACTCTGCGAATCTTTTTTGCATTTCTGTTAATCTTTTAGGAACTCCCATATTGACAATTTAGGGTAACACGAGTATATTGTCAATATGAAAGATGATCGAGGAGAATTAGATTTAACTAAACAGATTGATGATTTGAAAGAAAAACAAAATAAAACTTTAGATTTAAGTTTACTTGTTGATCAACACAAACGAGAGATTTGGGCTTATAAAATGAGAGAGTCTGAATGGATTAGAACTAAGAATCAATTGGATGGTAATAAAAAAATTATAGAAGAAATGTCAGCACAAATTATAGATTTAAAAAAAGAGATTGACAGATTATCAGAAGAGAATAATAACCTGCAAACCATAGATTCTTCACATAAGGAATTAAATGGAAAATTACGATCAAAAATAACTGAAGTTGAAAATGAAATGGCTTTATTAAAAGGAATTGGAAACAACTCTCCTGAAATGCGTGATCTAAAAAGAGATAATAAATATTTAGTCGAGAAGGTTGAAGCGTACCGAGAGCAATTGAGAAAAGCGGGCTTATGAGAGTACAAGACCTTCAACAATTTCTTTCTTCTTTTACGGAAGGATCAGACGCAGTTAAAAATGCTGTAATACTTTGTGAAGTCAACGGAAAATTATACGATGTAAGAAGAATGGAAGTGCATGAGAATCAAGCTCCCATTATTGGCTTCAAAGGTCATTCAGCTCATAGATTAGTTTTAAAAACTTCTAAACCATCTAGTATAATCTTGCCTGATAAGCTGCAGAAAGATTATTAAATGGACGACGATGTCACCTCAAAATCCCTATGGGTCCGGAAGCTAAATTATACAAAAAACTTCGTAAATTTTCTAAAGAAATTTCGTGGATTAGAATTGAAAACCTTAGCTCTTTGGGGACTCCTGATCTATTGGGCTACAATACTTCTGGCACCTTTTTCACAGTAGAGTTAAAAGTTACAAAAGGAAATAAAGTTAGATTTTCACCACATCAAATTGCCTTCCATAAGACACATTCTAAGAATACATTTATCTTAGTCGAGGCCCTTGGTCAAAGGTCCTCGAAACTTTCTCAGTTCTTCTTGATCCCTGGCTCAAGGATCTCGGAGCTTGTAGCTTGTGGCTTGAGGCCTAAGCTTGAGGCTTGTAGCTTGACGCTTGATGCTTGTTGCTTGAAGTTTCAGAACCTGAACTAGGTTCTGGTTTAGGGTCGGTAGGGTCGGGATCCATGGTGCTTGGAGCTTGCTGCTTGAGGCTTGCCGCTTGGAGTTTCCTTCTCTCTGCCCGGAGGGCTGCATAATATTTCGGGTGTTTGAATTCCATTAATGTTTTCCGTATGCAACATTCTTAACAGATCTGTCCCAGCATGCACGACAATCTTTGCATTCATTGCCTTGCTCAGCGGCAGGGCACGTCTTGCCAGATGTCACCACGGTGCTGGTCCATGGCCAGTGCTTCACGGGCCCCTGGTCTATCATATGAGAAGAGATTCTAATAATTAAATTTTTAGGGACAACGTCCGGATCCATGAGCTTTAAAAATTTTACTTCGCGCGTGGGCATCCAGTGCCGGGTCGCTGGTGTACGCTTGCACACTTCAAAAATGTTTTTTAAATGCTCCGGTGATTGGATGTCTCCTGAGTCGTGCCACCTGAACCACTTCTCTCCGGTGATCAGTGTCACCATGGCGTCTACCCATCTCGGGTCGGTCAATGCTGTCAGTCTCCGGTCCATTGCTTCTCGTACATTGGTGAACCGGTAACGGTTTTTCATGGCGTAACAACCTGAGCACACGCTGCCAGGCTTGTTAACCAGCTTCTGGCCAGTGATACAATTCCAGGCCGGCAGGTTGTGCGCTGGTCCTGGCATCTTCGACGGCTTCGACAGCCCGCCGGTTATTTTTCTAGCTTCTTTCTTAAGCATCAAAGATCATTTCCCCCTTTTCGTCCAGCTCTCTCATGGCGTAATAGGGTCCGCCATACTGATGCTTCTTAATGATCTCTTGAGCCTTCGAATCTGCTTCGTCTTCGTCTTTGGCTTCAATGATCAATGATTCAAGATGCTCGGCCTCTTCACGGGCTGCCTCTTGATCCACATGTATTTTGTATTTCATAATTTCTCCTTATGTTTTATTATTATTTTTCTAGCGTCTGTTACTGGAAGCTTGCCGCCTGCAGCTTCACATTCTTTCAGCATTTTTTCTAAAATTTCAATTTTAGTTTTTTTGCTTGTTTTTTTATTTAAGAACTTTTCTATTTTCATAATTTCTCCTTTATTATCCTACTATAGCTTGAAGCTTGAGGCTTGTCAAGCTTGTCGCTTGCTGCTTGAAGCTTGAAGCTTTTAAAAAATTTCTCGCAGCTGCGAACATATGCGGCCGGGAGGTGTTCGCGCGGCCGCATAAAATACCAGCTTAAGTCGTTATGCTTAATTCTTTTAACCATAAAATTTAACTTGTTTTAAATATGTCTTGTCATCCATCTCCATGAGCTGCTGCCAGTTCTCTAGAATCTCCTTCGCTCTGTGTCCATCATCTCCAATTGCAATGTTAACAGCCGTAATAATACGCCTCTCAATATTAGTTGGAGTCATATTACTCACTCTGTAGCCCGCAGGGTTGAATGTATTATTTAATGTTGTTTGGTATTGTTTTTGTTTATTTGTTTGCATATGTTTCCTTTCTAAATCCATCCTATCAAATCCTACAGGACCTGTCAAACTTGAAGCTTGAAGCTTGCTGCTTGAAGCTTGCACCTTAGAATCATTCTAAACTGGCCACTACCCGCCGGGGGTAGCGGGTACCCGCCAGGTGCAGCGGGTACTCTCCAGATTTAATTCATCTTCTTTTTACTTGCAAAAGTTTGCATACTTATATCTTCTTTTTTAAAACCAGCGCCGCTTAAAGCTTTGCCGATCTGGCTGATCATCTCAACTTCAGTAATGCCTTTATGCTCTCCTGAATAATCTTTGTGCTCTTTAACAGGAACCAACTCAAGCTCTGGGTTTTTGTAGTTTTCACTAACTAACCATTGACCATCTTTGAAGAGATAAACGAACTCAATAAAGATATCACCTGAATAAAACTTTTTAAAGCTTTCAAAGTTTTTATGCACGTGCGCTTTATCAAGATCCCTTTGCCAGTCTCTATGATAGAAACTGCACTCTTCTATTGTAGATCCCAGGTAGCTGGCATCTCCATATTCAAATAGTCTTAATGAACTGCCATAGGTCTCGTAGTTGTCAATTAAACATTGACCAACTCCGTCAGGATACCCATCACTATGAACATAAATAGACAGGATAGTTCCGTCAGGTTTTTGTATTGCTATATTGCTTCTTGTACTCATATGTATTTCTCCTTTATAATCCTATACTAACATAATCAAAATCATTTGTCAAGCTTGTTGCTTGTAGCTTGACCCTAATCCCAGATCCTTGCTCTTCACAACCCTGTTGCATGCGAAGTGGTCACTAATAACAAGGATCAGGGATCAGGCATAGCCCAGATCCATATCTATCTATGCGTTCTTCCCTAACCGTATCCGGCAGGGTCTTGGGCAACTGATCCCAGATCCACCAACGCGCGTTTGGCCCTATGGAAA